TTTCTTTATTTTTAATTCAGATTCAAACACATCAATATCTTGTTTTAATCTTTCTATAAAGGTTTCCTCTCCATCATCACCTGATAGTAACCAATCAATACGATGGGCATATATTTCAGCCAACCGCAATATAGTATATGCTTTTTCAAATTGATTTATTACCTCTTTTGGGTACTCATAATGAGTAGCCTCTGGTATATGGGTAGGATCATAATGGTCTTTTTTTTCTTGTGATATTTCTTTTAATGTTTTTTTTCGGCCAGAATCATAAATTTCACTTTCTATATCATTAGCTATGTCTCTAATTCTGTACTGGCAGTATTCAAATCTTCCTCCACTCATAATTTTAAATTTTTTAATATACTTTTGATAAAATACATTTATCACATTCTTTAATCTCTCCGTTATATGTTTCTCGATATTCATGCAGAGTTTTGTAAGGAATACCAAAGAGAGTTTTTTGTATTTTTGTAACACGTGTAACTAATCTACCCATGTTTGGATGATATCTATTCTCAAATTTACTTTTTCTTTTTACACTATACATTCTATGTTAATTTTTGAATCTAAAATCTTTACTTTTTTAATATCAGCATTATTTTTAATAGCTAATGTTTCAGAATATAATTTTTTAGCAATTTTAGTTGTTAATTTACTTATCCTCATATCTTTTTCAAGTATAAAAATTAGTTCATTTATTAAATCTGATGGATCACCTTCGGTACTAATACATTTATGTATATATAAGTAAACCATTTCATATTGTTCATTACTTTCATCTTCATAACTGGTTAAACTATCAAGATATTTATTAGCAATATCTAACCAACTGTGATGTTGGTCTAATTCTTCTAACTCATCTCTAAGTATAATTATTAAACCTACAGCTCTAAGAAGCCTTTCTTTTATGCTCATATTTAATGTTTATATTAATTCTGCGAGATTTTGTTAGTATCTCGCAGTTTTTATTACTTCTTTTAATAAGTTATAAATTTTATTTTTAACTTTCTTTATACCATGTTCTTTAACAGAATCTGATAAGTCTTTGGATAAATCTAAATTAATATTATCTAAACCGTAAATTTTATTATATTTTTCTGCAGATCTTTTACCTGGGCTATCATTATCAAATAATACTATAATTTTAGTATAAAAAGAAGTTAACTCTTGCATTATAGGTTTACTTATCATACTATTTTCACTATCAGGTGCAACAGCTTCAATATTTTTTATACCTAATCTTTTAAAAGTCATTAAATCTTTAAGACTAGATACTATTAAAAGATATTTAGTTTTAAAAGTTAATTGATCATACCCTTGTAAATAGTTTCTAACTTTAATAAACTTTTTATCTTTAATTTTAGGCTGGTATATTTTAATTAACTGACCTTTCTTGTTAAAATATCCGTATAAAAATAATTTAGACCTTTTAAAGGTCTCTAAAACACCTTCTGGTGTATTTCTAGACATGACATAATATTCTAAAGGTGCTACTTCATATTTTTCTAGTATATCTGAAGTTATTTTAAATTGTAACCAATATTTAGCATCTTCTTTATTCCAATGTCTTATTTCATAATCAGTAACTCTAAATTTTTCATGGTGTACTAGTTTACGTTTTACTTTAGGTGTTTCAACATAATCTGCTTGTATCTTAGCAATTGCTTCCCCATAGTTTAAATTATATAGTTTCATTACCATGCTTACAGCATTACCTTGATAACCTGAACTAAAATCTTTAAATTTATAACTCATTGTAGACTCATCTACATAAATACACATAGAAGGTACTTTATCACTACTATTAAAGACAGAAAGAATTTTTAGATCTTGACCAATTAAGTTTTCTTGTAAACTTAGATAATACTCAAAGATCCATTCGTCAGGTATATCTCCATAAAATTGTAAGTTTTCTACTGATATCATAAATCTTTAAATATAAAAGAGGGCTAAATATAACCCTCTTTTTTTAATGTTCAAAAAATAAATTAATCTAAATCAAAGTCATCACCAGCTTTACTAAAATCTGTTCCATCAACTTCATCATCATCAAATTTAGCTATTGGTTTTCTATCTAATTTAGTTAAATGTTTAGATTCATCATATTTCATTACTTTACCCGTTCCTTTAGGTGTGAAAGCATAAGAGCCTTTTCCTGATTTAGGCAACCATAAATTATGAGAAATATAACCTGATTTATTTTCATATTCTTTACCAGCTAAGCAAAAATCTAAAAATATTTCATTAAATGGACGATCATTATTAAAAGCCATAACAAAATCCTCTATAGTATTATGCTTATTATTTTGAGATTTAAACCAATCTTCTTGACCTAATGAAGCACAAAGATTTTTTAGAAAAATAAGAATACTTCTATCTCTTTCTATTTTAATACCTGTTTTAGTTTCTCCATCTGCAAATGCATACTGACTTGCTTTAACTTTACCAACTTGGCCTTTATGGTGTCCTAATTGAGGTTGTTCTTTATCAATCATAAAACCTTCAAAACCGTCAATAGGTTCTGTTTCTATATTCATCACTAGATGATATGCATCTGGTATGAACTTAAAAGGTTCTAATACTACACTATTAATTTTTGCTGTTATGTTACCCGGTCCAACAACTTTGTTTATTCCACCACCTTCTGGTAAATTATCTATACTTAATCCCATTTTTTATTTTTTTTTAGTCAATGAATACTTTATCCCAGTGAGTAATTATCTCACCTTCTTCGTTAATTTCAGAAATTACTATTTCTACATTCTTTAAGTGATCAGGTCTTGCACCGCAGCCTACATCATCTGTTGTTTTAAAACTTAGAATATTTTGATTACCTTTTCTATATAAGTAAGCAATTGCATCTGAGTTTGAAGTAGTTATACGCTTCAATTTCCCAGTTAAATCAAGTTCTTTTGTAGAAAAGTTTACACCATCTTTTTCTAGCATTGTGTCTTTAACATGTCCTAACAAAATCATGTGCGGAGCCAATGTAGTAATATAATCTATCACTTTAGTAAATGCTAATCTTAGCCAATAGTATCCTGAGCCTTCAGGCATACCTAATATATTTCCATATTTAGATTTACCACCTCCTTCATTAAACCAGTTTTTACCCATAGGGCTTTGAGAATAGAGTTTCTCTGCATAAGGTATGCACATTTCTTCTAAAGCAGTTACTGTATCAACAGCAATGTACTTATAAGGATACTCATTTTCTTTAATAGCTTTACCAACAAGTTTTAAATGTTTAATGTTTTCTATCTTAATTTTCATAGCTTCAACATAACTTGAACCCTGTTCAAAGTCTAGTAGTAAGCAATCATCAAGTGCAGCAACTAAACTTGTTTTACCCGTTTTGGGTTTAGAAAATATAATTAGATTACTTGGATTTTTAACTTCAGGTTTACTCCTGGCTTTTGGCAATACAATTTCCATTAGTCTGTTATTAATTTATTTAACCATTCTTTTTTACTTACAGGCCTTTTATGTAAAATAGCCATCAAGTCTCTTATTGTTAAATCAGATACAGGTAAATCATCAACTAATAAATCAGACATTTTTTTAGAAGATTTTTTAGTAACTGTAGACTTATCATCTAAATCATCAAAATTTAATTTAGATTGTTTACCAGTAATTTCTTCTAATTCTTCAAATTCACTGTTAACACTAGGATTAACTATTTCAATCTTTTCCAATTCTTTAATTGGTATAAGATATCTAAAGTTAGTACCTTCTGTTTTTTCATATTCTTCATCAAAATAAACATTTGATCTTAACTTGTATAGTGTACGATTAGGATCTTCAGGTACTAAATCATAACTAACAAATTCAAGATAAATATCTTCTTGTCTTGAAAGCTCACTAGGAAAAAAGCTAACAAAATGTTCACTTTTTCCTCTAGGTATATATGCAGATTTTGGTATAAATAAAGGATTTTCTTCCTTTAGTATTTCAAATTTCCATTGATGTTCTTTTATAAGTTGTTCAGTTTTTTCTCTACGCTCTGCAGTAGTTAATTTTACACTTATTCCCATAATTATATTTTTATACGTTTTTGTTGTGTTGCTGGTGTAGTCATTTCTACTATTCTCATTTTTTCAAATTCAGCTTTAAAAAAGCTCATTCTTGTATCACCATTTCTACACTTTAAAAAATGAAGAACTAATGTATTATCATCATCAATAATATATCTATCAGGTCCATAAAATCTAATTTTTTGTTTAGCTGGTTTATTAATACCTACAACTAAATCAGCATGTTGTAATAAAGCATCAGCTCCGAAGATATCAGATTCTAATATATAATTACCATATTTACCATCTTCTGATCTATCAGGATGATCTATATTTCTATTTAATTGACTTAAAACAATGAAAGCTACAGGATACTTCTTTTTAAGTTCTGTAAGAGCTTCTCCTAAATTATTTAACATATCTTGTTTATCTTTCTCATAAGGAGCTTTTTTAAACAAAACAGAATGGTCAATAGTAATCAGAGTGTTTGTATAAACTTTTTGGTGCTCTGTATCTAAAGTATGATACGCTTCAAAATAATTTATAACTTCTTTTTTAAATTCATCAACAGTTTGTGGTGTATCTACTACGTCAATTTTTGAGTTTTTAACTTTCTTTTTTGAGTAGGTATAACATCTTTGTAAATCTTCTTCAGATAATTCTCCATCAGCACTACACAAGTGTTTGTAAGATCTATTTATTACACTTGAGTATTCTCTAATTGCTTGAACTCTGCCAAGCATTTCAAATTGAAACTGTAAAACTCTAAAATCTTGCTCAGAATTTAGAACAAAAGCTTCTCTAATAATTTGGTCAGCTATCAAAGTCTTCCCTGAAGCCGGCCTACCGCCTATCACAGTAATAGTGTTCCATTCAATACCATCAATAGACGCATCATTAAATTTAGCCCAAGGGGTTTTAATACTTTTTATCTCACCTTTTCTCCGCTTATCTAAATAAGATAATGCTTCAATAAAAGATTGTTTTTGTGGTTTCCACATATACTAGGTTTTTAATAATTTAGTTTTATGTTTATCTTGTAAATATCCAAGTATTCCAATAACTATTTCTATTCCTATAAATTGAATAATCGTAATGTTTATTACTAAATAATTAATTAATAAATAACTAAAAATAGTTGAAATAATTGATAAAACTAATATTTCAACTCTGATTTTTATCATACTACTTTCTCCTTAAAATGTTTATCTTCATTATCTATACCATTAATAAACATATCACAATAATTAGCTAAATCACTATCAAATGTTCTATCAGGATTTTGTTTTCTTATAAAATACTGAGAAGTTCTCATATATGCCCAGTTTTTAGATTCATACTCATCTAAATACATTTTTGTAGCACCCAAAATTACCGACCAATCATAATCATAAGTTGTAAAAAACCATCTAAATAATGATTCTATAGTTTTTATATTTGTTCTTGCCGGTTTACCACTAGGTAATTTTATGTTTGGAAATAATTCTCTATAATTTGCAATTTTAATAAAAAAATCCTCACCCATTATATCAGCGTTAGTTTCTTTTTTACTTTTTCTAAAAAAAGCTTCTAAACTATCTAACAATGCTATACATTTTGGTGTAAGCTTATTATCTTTAATCCAACCATCATTGCTTAAACGTTCATTTTCCAGTGTTATATTGATAAATTTAGCAGGAACTGTTCTATGTTTGATAGTATGTAAATAATAAAGTTGATTAGGAGTTAATTTGTTTTTTATAAGAACATTAAATATTTCATTCATTTTATTTTACCATTTAAGTTCATAATTAAAATTTTCTTTTACTATTTTACTAACTTTATTAAAAACATCTTTAGAATCCCATACACCATCTGTATAATGAGCCATTGCTGGATGTGTAGTTATGAATTTATAATTATTATCACTAACTGCATCTTTCCACTCTAAAGCTTTTTTACCCATATAAATATAAACTGTTCCTGAATTGTTCCAATTAAGCATATCAAATAAATAAGCAAGAAAAGGTCTCCATATTAAATAATGCTGACCTATTTTATTTACTGTTGTAGTTAAAGCAGTATTTAATAGTAAAATACCTTGTTTAGACCACCTATTTAAATCTGGGTCTGTACTAACATTTGCATCTTCATATACTGTATGATTTATTTCATCTAAAAGATATTGTAAGCTTGGCTGTTTTTCTTTAGTTTTAGCACAGCAAAAGGCTACACCATTAGCTAAACCTAATTTAGGGTAAGGATCCTGTCCTATTATAACAACTTTAAGTTCATTGTAAGGACATTTTTCAAAAGCTCCAAATATATCTTTAAGTACTGGTGTAATTTTACGACCATTTAAACTTTCATTATAAAGAAATTTTATAATGTCATCAAAGTCTTTACTATAAATAAAACCTCGTAAAGGAACATCCCAACCAGTTTTTTTTAGTTTTGTAATAAATTTTTTCTTAATTTTGTCAATAGTAATATTCATAATATGTCAGTTAAACTAAAAGAATTAAAAGATGATGCATTAATTAATGTGCAAGTTAATAAAAGTTATTACTTTATGATTAAGTTAGAACTTTTTAATGCTGTTGAACATTTAGTTAATGAATCACCTGAAAAAGCTAAAGATATTGAAAATATCATAACTAAAAAGTATGAGGAATTATCTACAGCAGAAAGAACTATTTATACTTTATCATTACTTGTTGCTGAAATAGAAAGAGTAGCAACTGAAAAAAATCTTTTTCAAGAAATAGATCCTAAAGACATTACTGAAGATTAAGGTTATATTCATAACCTATTTCTATACAAGCTTGTATAGCCAACATTAATTCTTCAATACTACAGTCTGCAAAAGATTTTTTGCTATCTATTAAAGATAAACCACTATAATCTTTTACTAACTCTTTTACTTCTAAAAAAGTATAACCTGATTCCATAGCAATTGTTCTAATACATGTATGTACTTTAGCTAATTGTGCTAAAGATTTTGAAGTATTAGTTTTATTTAAAAAAACTTCTACTTCATCACCTTCATTTAATCCTTCAATAAATAACTTATGTTTAAGTTTATCTTTTTTATTGACTGGAACAAGCTTGCCTTTTTTAAAAACAAGCTTAAAATCACTCCAGTATGTCATTTTTTTATGTTTTTAAAAAAAGAAATTAATTCAGAAACTGATTCTACATTATCAATTTCACCCCAATAATCTACTGAAACTTTCCAGTTTTTTTGATTAGACTCATCACTCGTTGATGATACTAAATTAATTGAATCATTAAGAGGATATATATAATAGTGATATGCAAATTCATCACCGCTTTCTTCTACAGGTACTATAATCTTAGTAAAATGTAGTTCTTTTAAATCATTTTCAGTCATAATAGTTTTCTTTTAGTGACCTTATGTGGTCGTCCATAACAGGTTTATATATTTTATTAAAATAATCAAAAACAATATTAATAATAAACTCAGATTCAAATGTATCATCTTTAAGTTTTTTATCTAAAAGTTTTCTATGTTTTTTTAATAATAATATACCTATTAAATTATTATCTTCATCATCACTTTTTATAATCATATTTTTTAAAGTGTCAGCTTCATCTTTAGTTATTATTTTAACTTCTTTTAATAAAGTAATTTCTTCCTTTATAAGAATGCAATAAGCTTTATAGCTAGAAGAACTAATAACGTTTGTAAAAGATTCAAAACCAAAATTATAATTAGATTTGTTTTCTTTGTTATAAATTTCCTGATAAAATAAATGTTTATCTAGAATTTTATCTAAAAATCTTTTATTTTTTATAAAAAATTTTAAAACTTTAGACTGATTAAACCCCATAATAAATTAATTTGACGAGTTGGTTCTTTTTTAAACTTAGCAGGTTTTTTTCTTTTTTTGTTTTTAACGGGTAAATCTTTTTTGTTTAAAACCTTTGCTTTTTTCATTTCAAGCCTATAAGCATTAATATTATTTAATAATGATACAGCATGTATTGGCATCACTTTACTTAAGTTTATCTTATAATTTCTACTATCAATACGAGAAACATATTTCAGTTCTACTAACTGTGATATAACACTATTATTAATTTTATTTTCTTTTACTAATTTATAAAAATCAGAAGTATTAATAGTTTTTCTTTTACTTAACTTTTCTAAAAAATCAGTATATTTTTCAATTGTAACTTTTCTTGATTTATTCATTTTTTTATTATTAGTTTTAACTTATTTATATAGTTATTATCTTGAGCATAGCATCTCTTAAGGTACTCAAAATAATCTTCTTTATTAGAGTAATTTCCATATTTACTTTGCCATAAAGCATAATCTAAAACAGAACTTTTCCAATCACTATAAACTGCATGTCCTTTATTTACAGCTATGCAAGTTGTAGGTCTTTGATAAGCCTTTTTCATTCCAAATAAATTATTATTTTCTTTAAATATATTAGATTTAAAATGACCTGTTTCTTGTATAGCCTGAGCTATAATAATATCAGGATGTTTTAAATTCAAACTATGTATATAGTCTTTTAAAGATTTTAATGAAAAACTATCCTCAATTTCTACTGTATTACTTACAGCAACTTTATCAACTTCTACAACCTTTTTTTCAATTTTAGGTTCTTTAAAAAAGCTAAAGGAATAACCTAATATTAAAATAAAAAATGTAAATAAAATAAAATTAAGTTTTTTAAACTTAAAATATTTATGCTTTTCTAGTTTTTGTTTATAAATCATAATTTAAATAATTAATTACTAATCTTTTTTAATGCGTTTTCAATTAAATTTACAAGAAAACTTTCTTTAGATATATTCTGATTTGAAGATAATTTACTAATCTTATCATAAGATTCAGGCTTTAAAGTTTTAATATTAATACTTTTTGTTACAAATTTACTTTTATTAGAAAAATTAGAATCTGAAAAAGTATAAGGAAATTTTTCTATTAATAGTTTTGTATTTCTAATAAAGTTCTTGTCTTTACATTCTATTAATAAAGTATAAGCATGAAACTTACAAGTACTTACAGTAGATCTGTCTATTGAGAATATACTTGCTAAGTCTTCTTCCGTATAATTAAATTTTTGATAAAGTAAAGCAATAACATAATTACGGGGATCTAAATATTCTATTTTTCTAGTTTTTTTAATACCGTAATGCATTTTAAACCAACTTATTACATCTTCATCAGTATAATCATAATTTTTTTTTTCCATAATAAAAGTATAAAAGGCCGGGACCATACAAAATAACATTTTTACCTGAATCAAAACCTATCTCTAAGGCTTTTAAAGTTTTATCCATAAACACAAACTGATCGGTTGTTTGTAAATTTTCAGTAATGTCTAATACTTCTTCTTTTTTTGTTTTTGCAGCCTTTTTAGTTGCCATTTTTTTGTAATTAAATTAATAAAATAAGATACAGTCATTTATTGACTAATCATTCATATACATAAGTATTTATTATTTAGATCCTTAAGTAGGATCTTCAGTAGACTCATCATCTGATGAGGATGATCCTGGATTAAATCCTTTAAGCAAATCTAAAATCATAGATGATCCTATACCTGATTCTTTCCTAGCCATTTGATCACCTATAAATTTACCATAAGTAAATAACAAAAAGCTAAGCTCGTTTACATGTTTAACTTTTATAGATAAATTATAAAGATCATCTGTTATTTTAGGATGATCCTTTACTTTATTTGTTTCTAAAGTTTCTTTTAGAATTGTTAGTAATTCATCAGTTCTTTCATCTGTTATACCTAAAGCTTCTGTTATGTTTTCAGATTCAGGCTCAAACAATAAAACTTCTAAGAAAGAAGTTGTTTTTTTAATTTTTTCCATAGGGTATAAATAAAAATAGTGCACTAATTGAGCGCACTATTTGTTTATTACTACAAGAGTATTATTACTCTTTATTCAATATGCAAAGGTATATCATAATTTACATTTCCATACTTAACCTGTTCCTCATAATGTTCTTCTGGTACAAATCTTTCTGCATCCCAATAACCATAAGGAAAATTATTTTCTGATAAAGGTTTTTCTTCTAATGAAAAAGCAATTTTATTACCTATTTTAAGTTTTACAACTTTGATAACTGTGTACTTTTCACCTGCTTTAACCCATTCTTTTTCAGATATTTGGTCAGGTCTATCTGCATCATTTATACAAACTACATGCATAACTCTTTAGTTTTTATATTAAGACCATAGTCAATTAATACTTTTGATACTTCTGTTACATCAAAATAATCTCCTGAATAAATGTCACATTTACCTTTATGATGAGCTATTAGAGCACATTGTTCTGCTTGTTCATGTACATGATTACATACTTTAACTAAACAAGCCATTATGAAATGAAAATTGTGTTTATCATCATTTTCAAGAATGAGTTGATACTTTTTATCATTATCCATAATAATTAATTTTAAATAAAGACTTTAATACTAATATAAGCTAATATTAAAGTCTTTCCAAATTATTTTGTCACTATCTAAACCGGCTAGTGCTTCAGTAACCCATTGCTCATCAATAGTCCCCTCATAACAAAGTATGTGTATAACTGCTTGATCATCAGGATTTAGACGTAATAATCTTCCAATTCTTTGTGAACTCTTACGCTCATTGCCATAAGAATGAAGAATCAAACCTTGCCTAAGATTAGGTATGTTTATACCTTCACTCAATTGCAATACACAACTTAATTCTTTTATCTGACCGGTTTTAAACAATTCTAAGTTTTCTTCAGAGCTATCATTTTTACTATGATAACTATGTGAACAAAGCTTATCAGCTTGCTCTTGAGTGTTAGCAAAAATAATAAGCTTATCACCTGAGTTACTAATATGCTTTATAAGTTTTTCAGCATATAACTCTTTACTTTTGTAAGTCATTAAAGCTTTCATTCTCATAATACTGTTTATTTGCTTTTCTTTAGCACTAAATGAATTGTAAAGCCTGTTTGTCCAATAAGCGTAATTATCTTTTTCAGATGTCCAAAAACTAGGTTTAGTTTTTAATTTAACTTCAACATTTTTTATGGTACCTAGTTTAAGTTTATGAACTATTATTTTATAATCATTTAATAAATCATCACCAACTGCTTCATCTACTAAATAAGTATATCTAATTGGACAATACTTAGCAACTAATTTAGCTTTATCAGTATAATGTCTAACTGGTGGTGTACCTGTTAAACCTAATATCAAACCATTGTAATTACTAAGAAAAGCTTCATGGCTTTTTAACAAGCTGTGACATTCGTCAAGAATAACAATATCATAATCTCCAGGATCATGTTTAGATAAACTTATATATGTACTATAGTCTGCATTATATAGCAACTTATCTAGTTTATACTGCTCAGCTTGATTTTTCCATTCTTCAAAAACAGAACGTTTAGGTGCCACAATAAGCACTTTTTTCTTTAATGAACTAAAGTGCTTTTCAATATACATTAAACCTAATCTGGTTTTACCCACTCCTGTACCTAAAGCAACACCACTGCAGCGGTGACCTAAAATGGTACCAAGAGCCTTTTCTTGTACTTGATCTTTAGTCATATATTTTTATTTTATTCATTAAGAACTTTAACAAACTCTAAATTAGCTTGTTGAATAGCTTTAGTTAAAGCTTTAGTTATTCTGCGGCTAAATAAATTTTTATAAAACCATTTTCTTTTACTTAGAGTCTTATATTTTTCTACTTCTTTCCATTCTTCAGTAAATGTATGTTTTATATTTTCATCTTTAAATTTATACAAGCTTTTAAGTATATAATAACCATTTGTAGACACGTGTTCTACATTATACCAAACTTTATTTATAAGTACTTTATCATCAACATTTAATAAAGGTTTATATTTTTTAACTTTTAACCAATCTTTAATAAGTTTACTAAATTCATGATTGTAAATAGATGCTATAGATTCTACAAAATCTATGTAATCCTCATTATATTCATAGTCATCATCTTCATCATCATCTATATAATCTAAAAAAGTGTAAGCACTTAAAACATATATATGAAATTTATTGTGATCTAAAATAAAACCTCTAAACTTAACTTTAGTCATCCAAGTTTCTATACTTTCTATATCAGTTTTAAGATTTTTATATTCAAAATCATCTAAAGAGTTAGAAAATTCTTCAAATTTTTCTAAAATTTTATTTACAAAATTAACTTTATACTTTCCTAAAAGTTTTTCTGGACGTGTATCAGTATACAAGTCTTCATCAAATAATTCTAATTGCATACACTTTTATTTAAATTAAAAAATGTAACGTATAGTATTAAAAGGTAAATGTTCATAATGAAGTTTAGTAAATTCATTTATATACATAGCTTTTAGTTTACGTTTATATCTTATGTTTTCACTACCATACTGAGAAGTTTTACTTTCTTGTATTTCAGGGGCCCACAATAGATTTTCACCAGGTAAATCATTAAGCTTATTATACTCATGTTTACCTTCATTATGAGTTAAAAATATAACTTCACATTTTACATAATCTAAATTCCAACCATATTTAACTGCTTGTTCTTTTACTTGCTCAAATAACTTTTTATAATCATCTAACCAATTTTCATAAACTATTACAGGGCTGTAGTTCAAATGTACTTCATAACCTGCTTCTAAGAACCAAGATACAGCTTTTAACCTTTCAGGTATAGTACTTGTATTAGGTTCTACAATAGCTCTTATATGCTCCGGTATTAAGCTAAATCTAATTCTTATTTTACCTTCTGGGTTAAACTCTAAAAGAGATTCATTTACATACTTAGTAGCAAATGAGCCCATGGCTATAGGATGGTCTTTAAAAAATCCAAATACTTTTTGCCAATCATAATGTTTAGCGTGTAAAGACATATCAGAATTACAACCTATATCATAGGTTATGTATTCAGGATGTGTTTGATTTGGCTTTTTTATGTCTGCAAACCATGAATGATGATCAACTTCAGTAAGTATTTGATGAATATTTGTAGAAACATCAACACCTTCTGTTTTATAACGTTTGCAATAACAGTAACTACAATTAAAACCACAACCCATTATTAGAGTAGGAGTAAGAAAATCAGTAGATCTACCAGAAGGTCTAATAATCATAGACTTTCTAGTAGATTTTTTTATCTTATTCATATTTTTATTTTAAGTTTCCGTATTACAGGCTATTACTATAATTAAAACAACAAATACAACTAATGCCCAAAATACGCCTTCTACTGTATGATATCCCCACATAATTTCTATGTAATTGAATCAAAATTCTTAAGCTCTACGTTTCTATGTTCTGATTTAACAGTACGGTCTGATAAAACAATAGCTCTTTTTAATTCATAGTTTAATAAGTTGTTAGCTTGACCAACTAGTTTACCCATAGCATTTGCACTTGCAACATCTATAGTACCTTTGTCTAGTTTTTCCATTGTTGAGCATATCATAGCAAACATGGATTTAGTATTTACTGGTTTCATATTATTATATTTTATTATTGACTTTTCTTCTCAAAGCTATAACTTTAGCTTTTGTTTTTATAAACTCTACAGGAACCTTAGATTCAGTTAATTCTTGACCCATACGTTCAAAAATACTTTTTGTACTAGTTAAAGCTCCTTTTAAATCACTGCAGTTTTGACAAACATTTGTTTTATGAGTCAATCCGGGAATGTTCTGACATTCATAGGGCTGAACCATATCTTTTAAATCTTTAGTCTTTTTACAGTGTATACAAGTGTATTCTTTTTTTGATTCACTAATCAAACTTAAATAATACTCTTTTACAGATTTATCTGATGTTGCACAATGTGCTATCCATTTTATATACTTAAAAGGAATCTTTTCTAAACTAACATCTTTATACTTAGTGTTTCCTTTAAGCTTGCCATCATGGATCCATACTTTTAAATGTAAATTCATATATAATCATTTTAAATAACCTAATTCTCTAGCTTCTGCTGGAGAATTGTGAATTCTGTTATGACAGCTACGGCATACAGCCATATAAGTTGTAGTATCTAGATATGTAGTAGATCTTTCTTCACCACCTTTGATATGATGGATTTCTGTAGAAAAACCTGAACAACCAGGTAACTTAGCTTCACATAGATTATGCTCATTAAGATATAAAGTACGTATTTTAAGATACTCAACCGTTTCTTTCTGTCTTTTTTTGGATACACGGGGAATCTCTGTTTTGCGTTTTGGTTTTTTAATGTTATTGCTATCATGAGTACTCCAGCAACTTTTGCAAAATTTCAATCCCCCGTGATTTTTCCAAATATACTGTTCAGAGTTACACCCTGCACATATTTTCTTTTTAGCTTGCATAATTAATGCCTATAAAGAGCTAAAGCTTCTTTATCACAAGGAACTAACTTTTGTATTAGTTCTTCATTCTGTAGCTTATTACCCATTTGTGTTACAAATTCCTCACCTTTTTCTTTCCAATGTACATAGATAGCCCAATCATGAATTTCACCACGTTTTGCTACCCATAACAGTTCCTTACCTATATTTTCATTAGTCATATAAAGATCATCAGGTGAGTTTATAGATACACCTACTCTAAATACTGTACCTGACGGTAATAATTCTAATTGTTTTTTATTTAACATATTTCATTGACTTTTG